TGAAATGTTCGGCGATGGCGTTGAATTTGTTGCCAAGAAATACAACCTAGGTATCAATACTGTGGCGTTTGATGTAACAGTGTATGTTGCTGCTGGAATTACTAGGTAAGGCGCTAACTACGTTGGTAGATGCTATTTAGTCTCTATGCGCGATTTGCTAGACTGGCTCGCGTATGTGATAGAAGACTTTGAAAGCCCCGGGTTAGAAAAAGGAGGTGACCAAAATTGCATGTAACAAAGGCTAAACACGTGTGGCGAACTAAGAATGTAACCACTTGTGACATTTGTCGCAACGGTAAAAAAATTGCCACTCGCGAATACCCTGCTGCTGCTGGCATGGCACGTATATTCAATCTAGCTGTTAAGGAATTTGGCGAAGATATTTCGATCCAACACCCTAAGCAGGTAAGCAAGGTATATGTTATGCCCCTGGATGAATTTTATTCATCTGCAAAATGTTTTGATTCAAAAGAAATTGATTAAGGAGAAACGAAAATGGAAAACACCGAAATTGCTACCGCAGAAGTAACCGATATTGCTACAGCTGGTAACGTAACTTATGGCTTTGCCGCTTCATATGATCTTAGCACCGAAGCGGGGCAGATTGCAGCATTCAACGCAGGCGTTGCGTCTGATTATAAGCTTTCTGACTTTGCTGGCAAAACTATCGTTATGACGGCCTGGCTTGTAGAGCCAATTGAAGCAGTAAATCAGCTCACGGGCGAAATTGAAACTAGGCCGCACATTGTCATTACCGACGCTGACGGCGCTACGTATGAAGCGCAGTCGGTTGGTCTTTACCAGGCGTTGAAGCGCCTGGCTTCGGTTCGCCCTGTTATTGATGGTGACAACCCCGCAACGATCGAGATTATTAATCGTAAAGTTCGCCTTGGATCTATGCTTACTTTTAAGCTTATTGGCTAATTTGCGGTAAACTTTAAGGGCGGCATTTTTTGCCGCCCTTTTTGTTAAAAGAATGCCCCTCACTAGGAGGGGCAGGAGATTAGGAGGGGCAATGAAGAAGCGTACCGAGTTAGATAAAGAAGTTTCGCGCTTGCAAAAGAATGCCCGAAACAAATTATACCGCTTGCGTAAGAAAGGCGCAATCAACGCGCAAATTTCAGCCGCTTTTAACCCAGTTATTCCAGCGGCAGAGCTAAAAGGGATGAGCGTAGTTGAAAAACGCCAGTATGCCCAGAAGCTGCGCGAATTTAACGCTCGGGAAAACGCATACACTTTTAACCGCGGTACCGAGGTAGTAATTCAGCGCGGGGGTACGCCTATTATGAGCACTGAATTATGGCAACGACGTTTGGAAGAAGCCGAATTAAACGTTATTAGGGGTGAAAATGCCGCCAGGCTTAAAAATATTCGCGAATCGGTATTAAACAAAATTCCCGCATCGCAGGTTCGTAATATTGACTTTGTTGAATCGCCGATGGAATACGCTATAGACGACGGGCGCTTTAGCGCGATCAAGCCCCTAATTCGTGAGACGGATTTTAAACCAGGTGCAAAATCAAGCTATGAAATAATAAAATCGCGACTTACCACGGCGCTTGATACTGATAGGCTTTTGCGATACAAGCAAGCTGTTATTAATAAGCTAAGAGACAATGATATTGACGAATCGGTTTTGAAGCAGCTTTCAAAATTGACAGCTGATGAAATGGCCTATCTACATTTTTACACTGATTTTGGTGTTGTCGTTGACACGTGGCAGTATGAAGTGGAGTACGAGGTGGGCCATCGCTGCCCTAGCGCTGGTGAATCGAGCGCAAATGAAACAGCTTTAAAAGAACTTTTGCAATTTATAGGAAAATGAAAAAGTCTGTTATTGAATATGCGGCAGATTTTGAAACCAACACGAGCGCGCAGGGTTGCGCCGTAAACCCCGTATGGGCATGGGGGGTTGCCCCTGTTGGTGCCAATACAGATGATATGTTTGGATATGGCACTAGCATAGAATCATTTATGCGTTGGGCGTTCGATCATCCAGGCCGCTATTGGTTTCATAACGCGGGGTTTGACACCAAATTCATTATTTCATGGCTGCTCATAAATGGATATACGCATACCGAACAACGCGAGCCAGGCGCGGGAGAATTTACTTTACTTATGGATAGCTTGGGAAAGTTCTACCATATGCAAATTACGAACGAATGTTCTACTTTTGAAATTGCGGACAGCTATAAAAAACTGCCTATGACGCTGGAAAATGTTGCGGGGGCTTATGGCCTTGAAATGACAAAAGGCGAAATAGACTATGACACCTACCGTGAACCAGGGCATATTTTAACCGAGCTTGAATTGGATTATTTGCGCCGTGATGTTTTGATCCTGGCTAAAGCGCTCGATCACCGCTTTGAATTAGGCGAGAAATTGACTACTGGCGCTGACTGCTTAGCAGCGCTTAAAGACCTTTTTGGAAAACGTCAATGGGGCGTGAAGTTTCCCGAGCTTGACCCCGAGCTAGACTCAATACTGCGCAAGGCATACCGAGGTGGGTACGTATACGCAAATCCAGTGCATGTAAATAAGCATTTAGGCGAAGGTGGGCGAATTGACGTTAATTCGCTTTACCCCTTTGTAATGCATGATAGATGCTTGCCCGTAGGTAAACCGCTTTTGCAGCCTGGTAAGCCTATTAAAAGTGAAAATTATCCATTATGGATAAGCGAAATAACCTTTTCGGCGCATTTGAAAAACGAGAAATTACCGTGTATACAAGTTAAAGGAAGTCTATTTTTTAATGCTCGCGAATACCAAACTGATATAGACGAGCCGATTACTATGATGCTTACCAATGTTGATTGGGCGTTGATAAACGAGTGCTATACGGTAGACGTAATAACGTATGGCGCTACGTACTATTTTCGCGGCGTTACTGGCCTATTCAAGGAATACGTAGACGCTGGCATGGTAGGCAAGATGAATGCTAAAAGCCCTGGTGAGCGGATGAATTGGAAACTGTGGTTAAATAATGCCTATGGTAAATACGCGCAAAAAATTAAAGTCCGTGGTAAGGTGCCGCGCCTTGATTGCGATGGTATTGTGCACTACGTGATGGGCGATGAAACCGAGCGCAAGCCTGTTTATCTACCGGTCGGAATTTTTGTGACTGCGTGGGCGCGTGATTACACCATTAGAACAGCGCTAAAATTTGGCGATCGCTTTATATATTCTGATACTGATTCAATTCATTTCACTGGTGCAGAAATACCGAGCGATATTCCTATTGATTCTAAAAAACTAGGTTATTGGGATTTAGAAGCTGCTTTTTCTGATTGCGTTTGCTTACGAGCAAAAACATATGCAGAAGCGGAATATTCTCACGACAAAAACGGCAATTTGATTGTTAAGCCGTGGGCATACACCTGCGCGGGAATGGTTGAACCGCTTAAACAGATTATGAGGATTGAGGATTTTCATCCTGGCTTCACAACTGATTTTGAAAAATGTGAAGACGTTCCAGAAATCTACCGCGATAAATCGAAATGGAAAATCGTACCACAAGCGGTTAAAGGCGGCGTTATACTGGTGCCAAGACCATTTTCGATTAGATAAGGGGACAAAATGGAAATACTGGGCAGTGACGGAATCGCCGCCGTTTTTTGCCTAGCCTTTATCGTGGGTGATTATCTATCAGGCGTTATAAAGGCGGTAAAAAATAAGGAATTAGACAGCTCAAAAATGCGCCTTGGCTTGTGGCATAAGGCGGGTTTTATCGGGGCAATGGCGTTGGGTTATGGTTGTCAATTGGCTGTTAATTATGAGCTGCTGCCAACGTCATTTAATGTTGTTTTTGGCGGTGTATGCGTGTACGTGATTAGCACTGAGGCAATTTCAATTTTTGAAAATCTTTGTGGTTTATCACCTGAATTGCGCGATTCGCCGCTGGCGGCGCTTTTGAGGCTAAAGGATGAAAAGAACGATGATTAAAGGCATTGACGTATCAAGTCATGACAATTTTAACGGATCGCAATTTAAAGCTAATACAGAAGCGTGTTACCGTGATGCTGATTTTGTGATTGTAAAAGCAACGCAAGGTGTCACATACGTGCATAGGCAGTGCGATGCTATTATCAATCGTTGCAAAAATGATGGAAAGCTTTGGGGCTTTTATCACTACGCAGGCGGTAACGATCCGATGGCAGAAGCGGAATTTTTCTATAATAAGTGCCGCGGTTACTTTGGTAATGGTATCCCTTGCCTTGACTGGGAATCAATTAGCAACAAATCGTGGGGAAATTCTAGCTGGTGTCGGAAGTTCGTAGATAAAATTCATGAGCTTTCGGGAGTTTGGTGCTTGATTTACGTTCAAGCTTCTGGGCGCTCGCAGGTGGCAAACTGCTCTAAAGATTGCGGCCTTTGGCTTGCTGGGTATCCAGATAACCGAAATTCTTGGGAAATTCCGCGATTCTGTTATAAGTGTTCACCTTGGGAAACCTATACTATTTGGCAGTATTCAAGCTCTGCTGGGCAGACCGATAGAAATGTATCACCGCTCACGCGCGATCAGTGGGCGGCTATTGCGAAGGGGGAAAAAGTGAGTATTTCTAATGACGACGCTAACACTATTTGGGCGTTTAATAACTACGGAAATGGAGGGCATTCGAGCGCATGGGTAAACGTAATTGATACTAATTTGCGAGTGCAAGCGGTACAAGTGCAGCTAACAGCACTTGCCGAAGCGGTTAAAACGCTAGCTGAGAAGCAGGGGGCAGACCCCGAAGCCGTAGCAAAGGCGGTTTCTGATGCCGTGGCTGCTAAACTGGAGCAAATCAAAATCACGGTTGACGCAAATTAGAATTTGCAAAACTTTTCGCTTAATGATATAAAGTATTTAAGCGTGCGCACCCCCTGCGCTGGTAAGTAGTTATTAAGGAATGCAATACCGTGAGGTATCCTTACATAACGAGCAGTGCAAGGCTTTTTAACCAGCGTTCGCGGAATTGCCGCGCTTGACTTTAAAACCCCTGGTCATGCCTGATAGGCTATAGAACGGGGGTTATTTTTATTAAGGAGGAAAACCCGTGACGTTAGATGAATTGCTTGCAATGGACGAAATTGAAGATTTGACCGATTGGCGTAATGGCGTATCCCAAGGCGTTGCCGATTTGTCGGCGGGGATGCAAGCGCGACTTTCCGAGCTCGAAGAAAAGCTTACCGAAGCTGAGCACAAGTATCAGGAAGTCGCAGCTCGCAATTATGAACTGATGGTTGCGGCAACTGCCCCTGCGGGTGATGAGGTAAGCGATCCAGAAGAACCGCAGGAAGAAATTGCAGAAAAGTCCATTGCTGATCTTTTCGCTGATAAGGAGAACTAGATATGACTGCTAGCAAGGTGGCGGCAACCAACGCCGCAATTATTAACGCAGTGCGAAATAATGCCAGTGAGCAGTATCGCGCACGAATTCCTGAAATTACCGATAACAACCTCACTAAAACGCTTGCGCTTTTGCAGGAAAATTCTCTGTTGTGGAATGAATTCATTCAGGTGCTTGTTCAGCGTATCGGCCTTACCCTTTTTCGAACCAATTCATTTGAAAACCGCTTGAAGCCCTTCAAAACTGGCGCAATGGCATATGGTGGCGTTGTCCAGGAGATTGGCGCAAACCTTATTAAAGCTAAGGCATATGATCCGAACGATACCAACGTATTCGGAGCCGATAAACCAGACGTAAAGGCTATTTATCATTCCGTAAATCGACGTGACCGCTACGATTTGCGGCTAAATGAAGATATGCTCGAAGAAGCGTTTGTGCAGGATGGGCAACTTTCCGCATTTATAAATAGCTTGCTTGCGCTTGCGCAGCAGTCTGATGAAAACGACGAATATTTGATTATGCGTGACATTTTGCGCAAAGTTCATGACAACGAGGGAATGGCTACCATTAATGTGCCTGATATGTTCGCTGCTGGCATTACGGCGGATGAAAAGCGCGTTGCTGGTGAGAGAATCGCGGCAGTACTTCGCGAACATTATTTGCAGATGAAGAACTTTTATAACACCAAATACAACAACGCTGGTATGCAGGTTACTAGTGATGAACTGGTTGTACTTGGTACCCCCCGTTTCTTTGCAAATTTTGATGTTTCTGTTTTGGCGGCAGCCTTCAATATGGACAAGGCAAACTTTATTGCCGATCGTACCGTCGTTATTGATGAATTCAATATCCCTGGTGTAGATGTTGCACTGCTCGATCGCGATTTTTACGTATGCACTGATACCAAGATTAAGAGTGCATCGATCTATAACCCAGCTACCCTTGACCTTGATTATTATTACCACCATTGGGGCGTTTACAGCGCAAGCCCAATGCGCAATGCTTTGCTGCTTTCGACTGAAGAGGAAAGCAATATCACGGCGGCTCCTGCTCGCACGGTTAGCACAGTTACTGTAACCTTGCATGATAACGTGGCAGACGGCAAGGTGATCGAGCCTGGCGCAGAAATTGCGCTTGATACCGTTGTAGCCTACTCTGACGGATCTACCGATGGACGCGCTTATACTATTATCACTGCTCAGACGGCAGGCGCGGCCGCTGACGGTGTTTGGGATGTTGTGCTTCCCGACACTGGTACTTATATCGACCGTATGGGCGTTTTGCACGTATCGGAAAATAGCAAGTATAGTAAAATCACTGTTACGGCAATTTCCAATGCCGATAATAAAAAGTCTGGTAATATTGTCCTGGCTGCTAAAGCTTAAGGAGAGTGTTATATATGCCAACTAACGTAACTCCGTTTAGTTGGGCGATTCAGTCCCGCGTAACGCTTTGCCGCGTTGCGTGGGACGATTCATATAAGGATGTTGTTTCCTTTGAATCACCCGAAAAACGAAATGGGTATTTTGATTCACTTAAAAGTGAATCAATCGTGTTAGAGAATTACACTTATTTGAAGCCAAATGAGCCTATCAATATTGATGTACCTTTTCACAAGGCCTATACATACAATTATCTAATCGTCGATAATCCTAAAACGGATGATCCAGACGATGTAACGCCGCCGCGCTTCTACTACTTTATCGAAGGCGCTGCAATGCTAAATCCGTCCACTACGGCGCTTACTTTGCAGCTTGACGTTTTCCAAACGTATTTGTGGCAATTCCGCTTAGGTGTTTGTTTTGTTGAACGCGGTCATTTGGCAATGGCTGCAATGCATAACCGATTGGAATCTGGAAAATACAACACCGCTGAGACAATGCGCATATTCGGTGTTGCAAGTGAAGGCCTTGACGTAGGCAGCGAGTACGCCATTTCGCGCGCTGAAATGTTCGATTTGAGCGCCAAAAAATGGGCTGTTATCGTACAAAGCAATACAGACCTTGCAGCCGATTGGGGCACGCGTGATAATCCATCGCTAAAAACCGCTGATGGGCAAATGACTGACGGACTAGCAAGCGGCTGCAATGTATATGCAATTGAATCGTGGAATTATTCGGAATTTATGAAGAAGGTTCGTGACGCGCCGTGGGTAGCAAAAGGGATCGTTTCTATTTCGGCATTTCCAAAAACGGTTTTGACTGATGGCCCAGCTGTATCGCTAAACGGCATTGAGGCGCACTTTTTGGGCGATACACCAGATGAAGGCGTGTATTTTACGTCGGACGAGACAATTCTAGATCAGCTAGGAAGGCTTACTAGCGCTGATTTTAAATTCGTGGATAAGTTAAAATGTTTTCCTTACGCGGTAATTGAAATTGTTAATTACCAGGGGAATTCATTGTTGCTAAAGCCTGAAATGGTTAATGATAAAAACTTGACGCTAAAGCAAATGGCTTGTGCGGCTCCGCCATATCAGAAAATTGCTTTTTTCCCTGCGCATTATGGTGAATCGGTTGGCGATTCTGGGGACGGAAAAGCTGCCTACTATACTATGGACTACACACAAGGGCAGTATTCCGAGAAAAAGCACGACGTTAATTACGGCTATTGGCTTGATACGGCGATCTGGTTTCAGGATTTCCCCCAAATGAGCATCGTTAATGACGAGTACGTTAATTACCTCGCTAGCACAACCAATCGTCGGCAATTCAGTTACAATTCCGCTGGCTGGTCGCAGCAAAAAAGCCTAGCGGGCAATCAATTGACGTATGACCAGGCGCAATTAACTCTAGCTAACAATCAAGCTAACCAGGATATTAGCAACATACAGCAGGGCATTAACATGGGATTGTCTGCGCTGTCTAGCGCTATGGCTGGAAACCCCGCAGGCGTTTTAATGGGCGTTGCTGGTGGAGCTAATAATTTAGTTGCGTCTAATTTGCAGTTCCAAAATAACCAGCAGTTAGCGGGGCAATTTGCTGATCAGAACAAAAACCTATCAGACTGGGCAGCTAAGGGCGATTATCACAACGCCATTGCTGGCATTGATGCATCTGTTCAAGATGCCGCACTTACGCAGCCAAGCCAATCAGGGCAAATGGCTGGCGATGGTTTTAATTTGTCTAATGGTATGATGATCGTTCAGATCAGATATAAAACGATTACCACACAGATGCAGGAGATCGTCGGTAACTACTTTCTTAAATATGGCTACGCGATTCGCCAATACCTAGTGCCGCAAAAAGACTTTATGTGCATGGAAAAATATACGTATTGGAAAATGCTTGACACGTCTATTATCTGCTCCACTGCTGATGAAGGCGTTAAAAATGCTATTCGCGGTATTTTTGAGAAAGGCGTTACCGTGTGGCGTAACCCTGGAGATATTGGGCGTACCTACGGCGCGGATAACGTGCCTATACAAGGTATTTATGGTTATGATAGAGAGGTGAAATAATGAGCACCACATTACCAGAATATGCACAATCGGTTTGGATTGATGAAACGGAATTGATGTTAGGCAAAAAGCACGTTCGCGAGCTTTTAGACGGCGCACAGGCCTATGATCAATTGCAGTATCGTTTTTGGCGCACGTATTTGGAAAACATTGCAATTGCTGGGTTTACCTGGGAAAACGTGCCCGCTGGTATTGATCCGCGGGCAATTGAGTATATTATGCTCTTCTACGGCAGGGGCGCATTGTTCACGGAAAGTGGCGGCGTTCTTTTTGCTCAGGCGGCACCAGCTGAAAATATCAACATGTTTTACAATCCAAATAAAATCAATTTGTTTTCTCCAGCGGGGCAATATTGGCAGCGCCATTGTAATTTTTGGGTCAATGCCGAAAATGAGGTAATGCCCCGTGATGCCGTGATGCTTTTCGATAACATGATGCGAACGCCTCTAAGCGTTTTTATTTCAAATTACGCTAAGCGCCTTGCTGCTATTGACCGCACAATTGATATTAATGTAGGCGCGCAGAAAACGCCTTGGATCATTACTGGTCCAGAAGAAGCAAAGGCAACCAAAAAGAGCATTATCAAGGACCTTAAAAACAATAAGCAGTTCATAAGCCAGAACAGCGGCATGGCTGATATTGTCAATTACGAGGTACTCAACACTAACGCGCCTTTTGTCGCTGATAAGTTACTTGACGCTAAGAAGCGAATTCTAGATGAAGCTATAACGTTTTTAGGCGCTGACAATGCCAATACGGACAAGCGCGAGCGCGTCAACACTCAGGAAGTTCTATCTAACAATGAGCAGGTAATGCTGATGCGCAATTCGCGCCTAAAGTGTCGCAAGGAATTTTGCAAAGCCGCTAACGTCGTTTTTGCTGAATACCTTGATGCACCTATTGACGTATCGTGGTCAGTGCCGCATTTGCGCGAAGCCGAAGCGCCCGAAGTAATGGATAATAAAGCTATTGACGGAGAATAAGCAATGTTAATAACAGACGATACCCCAACATTGCGCGATGTCGTACTTTTGTACGGCGATGACCTTTGGGACGCGGCGCGGCCCTATCCTATATGGAATGAATCAGAGCGCGAAGAACTGCAAAACAAAATCTATGATCATTTCGAATTTCGCAAAATTGCGCAGGACACCCCCGCGCTATTTGTTGCCTATCTGAATCGCCGAATGCGCGAGATGATGCCAGTAATTAATCCTATATTTGCCGCGCTTGCTGATGAAAAACTAGATATTATGGCTACATACAGTACCGAGGATACGAACATTAGTTCGTCTGAATCGAGCAACACCGCGCGGCAGATTTTCAGCGCAACCCCGCAGGCGCAATTGTCAGGCGCTAAGGATTACGCTACTAACCTTACCGACAACACGGGGCAGGGGACTGATCAGGGAAAAAGCACTAGCACGCATAAAGGCACGCGGGGGCAGGCCGCCGAAGTGTTGACAAAGTGGCTAACTGGTGTTAACAATGCACTATACCTAGTATTTAATGGCTTAGAGCCATTGTTTAATCAACTCTACGATGAAGAGGGATTTTAATATGGCTGTTTTTGACGGTCTAACAGGTTTAGACTTTGCTTATAAAGGGTTTCAATATCCTTTGCCCCCATCTTGGAAAAGGGCTATTCGTTTAGAGGATCAAATTAATTGGCTGCTCCAGGCGTTAATGTCGGTTAATGATTCTGGCATTAATGACGAGGAATTGACCAAGGCAATTACCGAGCTTGGTACAAATTTGCAAAAGCAGATCGACGCGTTGCAAAGCGGCTGGGAGTCTGGCGACTCTTGCTTGCAAGAGCAGATCAAAAACATTACCGCAGGGCTCTTTTTGGTTCATAATCCAATCACGGGGATTTATGATTATCACCAGGTCGCATTTCGCCAGCTTTTTGACGCGTGCCGACCTTATGCGGCGACGTATGCCGACCTAGATTATTTGGGTATCGGAGAAGCTAGCGCGCATGGCACCGCGCAGACCACGCAGTATCTAAGCTATAGCGATCTTGACGCGCTTACATACGGCTCATACTCCAATCGTGCCGGCGCAATGACCGAGGGCGCTACGCTTTACCCTTCGCCCGCGCCTGATGCTACGGGGCGCATGGTTACAGCTGAGTTTGCAACAACTGATGAGGTTTGCTATTTTTCGCTTGACTTTTACGGGCGTTTCGTGCTTAAAAACGCCTGCGAAAAGGCTAATAAAGATCAGACGCTTATTGCAATGTTTAATGATGCATTGAGCTGTGCAATAACCCCATCGGCCGCAATTCAAGATGTTGAGCCTGGTTATGATTATTCGCCTATTATTTTTAGTACGTACGGGGAAATGGACGCTAACGGCGTTCTTGGTTATAAGGAGAATTTATAATGCCTACACCTACCTTTAAGCTTCCGCTTATTAACGGATCTTCACCTATTTCAATTGTTAATGATATGAACGCACTTGCAAACGCGGTTGATTCGGCGCTTGCTGCCTTAAAAGCAGGCACCGCTACCGCCGCCGATATTGAGCTTATTAAGCAGACGGCAGAAGCAACGCAAAGCATTGCAAACGAGGCGCTTACTGCTGCCGCAAAAGCACAAGGCGCAGCCGATTCAGCACAGCAGACTGCCAACAGTGCTAACGTCCTTGCAACTACTGCAAAAGATAATTCTAGTATTGCAACTGGCAACGCTACCGCTGCTAAAAACGCAGTTGATGCGCTTAGGGCTATTATGGGCCAGGCTGACAGTTCTGATTTTTATAATTTCGGCTCTACTGGTTACATACAAGCGTCCGCACCTAACCTTACCTATACGGATTGGAATTGGTCGTGGTGCAACGGCGTTCTTAAGTTCAGTGGTTGTGAACATATTAGCGGAACGCTGCCGAACCAATGCATCACGCTGCCGGCTGGTGCAGTAAAGCCACGATTAAAAAGCGGAGAAACTGGCGTTGTTAAGCTTGGATATGGCTCTATCGGTAATGATAGCGCTCGTTATGTGTGCGAGATTCGTTACGACACGTCTACTGAAATCCTTAGCTTGTATACACCTTATTTGCGCAGTAGCGTAACACCCGTATTCATTGATGCTACTGTAATTTGCGGCATGGATTTGAGCAAGCTCTAAACTATGCCAACGCTTGCAAACACATCATTATATGCAATGTACGTTATCGGCGCGGTAGAATCTGAGCACAATTGGGGAGCAGTCTACCGCGTCGATCCCATTACTATTGGCATGATGCAGGAATACGGCCAAAATGCGTCAAATCTGCTCAAAATGTTGCGTTCTGGCGATCCCGAGGGGTACGCTGCTTTTAAAGCGGCGGCCCCTCAGCTTGATGCTGATGTAGACGCGCACGGGGATAGCTGGAATTGGTGGACAAGCCGATACCTTACTGATAGCGAAGCTAACGCATGGGTTGAGTTCGCAAAGCGCGGGGCAAACCATAAAACGCAGCAACAAAAATGGTTCGATCAATTTCAAAACGAGTATGTGCCTGCGCTTGAGAAGTTCGGACTATCGCAGGATAGACCGCAAACGCTAGTGTTCGCGGCTTGCATGTACCACCAAAGCCCGCGAAGCGCGGGGCAGGTGCTTAGATCGTGCGGCGGTAATGCTACGCTTGAAACAATGCGTAACACCGTTTTAAATAACGGCGTTCTTGGAAAGTACAAAAACCGCTATAACCGCACATATGACATGCTAAAGGATTGGGACGGCGAGAGCGCGCCGCCTGACTTCGGGCAGGTTGGTGAAGTTGAATCGGGTGGCGATTCGCCTACAGAATCAGAGCAGCAAGCAAGCCATGTTAGCTATTGCCAGATGGTAAATAAGGAGCTGGTAATTTTTGGTTTGTCTGGTTTTGAAAATGGATTGGTGTGCCAAAAAATGGGGCCAAATATCTGGGCACCATCGGCAAATGTAAACGGGCATCCCAACAGCACCGATAACGCAACCACTGACCAGGGCAACGACACGGGCAGCGATGCGGCTCGCAAGGTCGTTGAACTCTATAAATCGTGGGAAGGCAAATTCCAATATAGCCAAGGCGCTGGGCGGCTTGATCCTGTTAATTCTGGCGTTGGCGATTGCAGCTCAACAATTTATGCGGCATACAAGCAAATTACTGGCATCAATGTTGGCACCTGGACTGGTGACATGAGCAGCAAGGGAACGTTAATTACGCATGGCAAGGGAAAAAACCTGCCCTTTGATCAGATGCAATTAGCCGATCTGGTGCTAATATCGTGGGGCGGTTCATCGGATGAATCGGGCGTTGGTCACGTTGAATTATACGTCGGAAATGGTCAGATCATGGGGCACGGTGGCGGCAGCCATCCTAAAGGGCCTTGGTTGAAAACAGACCCATCTAATTATTTATCGAACAAATGTACGTGGTGGATTAGGCGATATCTGTAATGACAGAATTTTATTTGCAAAAATACATGGAGAAAACTCTATCATACAATGCTCCTATGACCATTGCCGTTGGCGGTAATTCTATTGGCAAAACCTATAGTTTCACGTACCAAGGCGTTAAGGAATTTATCAAAACTGGTAAACAATTCGGATGGATTAGGCGATATACCCCCGAGCTGAAAAAAGCATCTTCAAATTTCTTCGATGATTTAATTGAGCACGATGAATTCCCAGGATATATTTTTAAAACCGATAAAGAACGCGGCTACATCGCTAAAAAGCCGACTGGTAAGGCTAAACCAGATTGGCAAGTGTGTTGCCACTTCTTCGCGCTAAGTATGCAAGGCTCATACAAAGGCACTGCATATCCCAAAATCAAGCGCCTTATTTTTGACGAATACATTAGAGAAGTTAAAACGCCGCCTGGTTATCTATATGATGACATTGGAAAGCTAATGAAGCTCTGGAAAACGGTAGGGCGCAAGCGCAATGACTGCCAATTGTACCTGCTTTCAAACGCTGTTGATCTGGTAAACCCCGCGTTTTTGTGGCTTGGAATTACTGACGAGCCTAAGCCTGGTTATTCCTGGCACAACAATAAAACTGTTTTGCTGCATCATATTAAAGATACTGCATTTGCGAAAAGCGAGCGTGATACGCTAGTAGGCAAGGTAATTGCAGGCACCGAACTGGAAAAAGTAATGATTGATAATGAGTTTGCGGCTTCAAATGATTTGTTTATTGCTAAGAAAACAGCTAACGCAAAATACCGTTATGGCTTTAAGTATTGTGGGCATGTTTATGCTATTTGGCTGGATAATTCAAACGGCTTGTTTTACGTTAACCGTAAAGCGCCTAAAGGCGGCTTAGTGTATTCGCTTACTACAGAGGATCATAGACCTAATATGTACCTTGTTGAATCGGCTGGAAAGTTTGCACGACAAATTGGGCGATTATATGGCAACGGCGTTGTTCGGTTTGAGAACAACGCCGCGCGTGAGGGATTTTTGAAAATGTTGCGTATGCTTGGACTACGTTAATTGCGAATCCAACATATCAATATTGCTATCAGCAATATTATTCCAAATACTACCGACACAATATCGCCCAATGTATAAACAAACATTCTAATACCTTCCTCGATCATCGCTAGATTGCCAAACCTTTTGATTAGCTAAATGCCAGCCTGGCGCTTCTGCTAGAATTTTTGGCATTGCCCTAAAAATTCCGCGATCGGTAATGCCAATAGCTCGTAAATGCAAAGACAGTTTCGTTAGCGCTTTAGCAGCTTCGGCACTGCCTAAGTCTGCTGGTTTAGCCGTGAATGCATAATTGCCTTTATTCACGTATTCGCAAATTAAATAGACTGTGTGATCGCGGAACTTCCAAACTTCTTGCATCAAAACCACCCATCCGTATTAATTACCAGGCTTAGCAGCCAACCAACGCCAATCATTGCGCATGGGAGGGCAGCGCACCATATTAGGCCGCCAACAATGCCGCCTACATACCAGCCGAGGGCCATTAGTAGGAAGCAAATGGCAGTAAAAGCTACCGCCCAAATTAGTTGCTTGCTCATTATTCCACGCTTTCAATTAGTTCTACCACTGCCGAATGCCGGCATTAGCGCCTTACCTAGTAATTCCAGCAGCAACATACACTGTTACATCAAACGCCACAGTATTGATACCTAGGTTGTATTTCTTGGCAACAAATTCAACGCCATCGCCGAACATTTCAAAGTCTTCCTTACCTGGTTCCATAAAGCAGGCAAGAAATTCAATTGCCTTCTTGTAGCCAGGCGCGTCAAAGCGGTTTTCAAAGTTACGCTTTACTTCTTCCGCGAAGTTTTTCATCTTTCCTCAATCTCCTTAAATCTTTCGTTCCCTTCCGAACAATTACAATATATCAGGCATTGGCGTTTATGTCTAGTGCTTTGGTTTAATTTGTTTTGTATTTTATTCATTGGCAAATTCTATGGGTTGCGATGCATTATTTTATTGCGTTTGGTTGTGTTGTGTGTATAGGGCTGGGCGGCAAAGTGCGGTGCTGTGCGGCAAAGTGCTGGGCGGTGCTGGGCTGGGCTGTGCGGTGCTGGGCGTAGCTGGAGAGTGGTGGAGGGTGATAGTGTGTGAATGGGGGGGAGCAGG